GCCCCGGAGGCCTTTTCTGTGGCAGGGCCGGAGGGGGCGTATGTCTATCATGCGCTCACCGCGGCCCCTTGGGCACGCGATGCCACGGCGATCATGACGACGCCCGGCCGGGTGCGTGTCACCATCCTGCGGGCGGGACCTGATCCGGTTCCCAGCCTTACGGAACGCGAAACCGTGCGCCTGTCGCTGATCGACAATGATGTGCGGCCGCTGACGGACATGGTTGAAGTCTTGGGGCCACGCGTGCAGCGCGCGGACATCACGGCCAAACTGACCCTTTATCCAGGCCCAGACGGCAATGTGGTGCGCGACCGGGCCCTGTCAGCCTTATCTGACTGGGTGGAAACCAACCGGATGCTGGGCATGAACCTGCGCCGCTCGGCAATCTTTTCGAAGCTGCATGTCGAGGGGGTGCATTCGGTGGATCTTGTTACGCCCGCTGCAGATCTCGTCCTAGGGCCGACCGAGGTTTACGCGATCGATGCTATCACCGTGACGGTCGCCACACTCCGCGATGAATAGGATCCCCGTCCATGACCCGCGAGACCCTGCTGCCGGACAACCGCACGGCCTTCGAGGAGGCGACCGATCTCACTGGCGCACGCAGTGCCTATTTGCCCATCGGGTTGCGTCCGCTGGTGCAACCGCATCAGATCCCGAGCAGCCATCTGCCTTGGCTCGCTTGGGGCCTGTCTGTCGATCTGTGGGACAGGGACTGGCCGGAGGAAAAGAAACGCGCACGTACCGCGCGGTCACTGCCGTTCCATGCGATCAAGGGGACCCAGACCGCCATCGCGCAAGCGCTCGCCGTGATGGGGGCCGAGGCGCGGCGGTTCATCGTGCCGCCCGCCAAGACCTATCTGTCGAAGGCGCTGACGGAGACGGAACGCAGCGCCTATCTCGATCGCTTCGCACAGCTCAGGGTCTATCCGTTCATCGCCCGGGGTGTTTCCGGCCGGAACACCCGATATCTGTCGGCGCCAGACGGCCCGGGCACCGCCTTTGCCGGGCCCAACAACCCGGTCTCGGTGCAAGGCACGCGCTATGTGCGTACCGCAAAGCTGCATGATCGTGGCCGCGAAACGACCCTGACGCTCCGCACGGTCACGCCAGAACGCGTTGGGGAGTTCAACGCGATTGCCTATGACGAGGTGGTTCTCCCCCCCAAACCTACGGCGGCCATCCATCTGAACGCCGCGCCCCAAACCCGCGCGTTTCTAATCGACGATATGGGGGTGCGCCAACGCATCGTCCGCATCCCGCGGGCCACGAGCTACAGCTACCGGCTGGGCCGCGAGCAATACACAACCGTACTGCCAAAAGGTGAGCTGATCGATGTGCGGCCCCAGCAGGTGGCGCAGCAGCACCCGCGCCAGTTTGGAGCGATTTTCCCCGGCGTGCCGTGCCAGCATGTTTCCGGCACCTTTCTGCCCGAGACGATATCCTGGCAGTATCTCTATGAGCGCTGGCACATCCATGACCTGGCCCGCGTGCTCGAAGAGCGCAAGCGGTCAACCCATCTTGGCTACACCCGCCTTGGAATGCCGCCGTACCACGCCGAGGTGCTCACCCGCATCACAGGGCGGCGGTATCCACGCACGGCGGGCCGTTTCGTCAATGGCTATATCGTGGCTGCCAGCACCAAGCCGGTCGCGGATGCGCGCGAGGCGGTGATGGTCGCCAAATCGCTGCGGGACAAGGTCCTGATCAACACCAAGACCTGGCGCGTGCCGCGACCGGGCGACCGCCGTGCAGTGGGCGATATCACGCTCGGCGCACTAACAGAGGTTTGAGACATGGAACGAACCGTCATCTACCGCGATCGGCAGGAGCTGCAATCCGCCGATCTCAACAACATGCAGGATTTTGCCCGCACCTCGATGGATCACATCGTTCGAGATGCGGTGGAAAGCGGCAAGGCCTATTCAGGCTTTTCCGCCACCAAGACGGCTGCAACGGAAATCACGCTCTCTGCAGGCCGACTTTATGCAGGCGGGGCCGTCTATGCGCGCGGCGAGGACATCATCGTTGATCTCTTCAACGTCCTGCCGCTGGTGACCCGCAAGCGCGTGGCAATCGTCAGCTTTGGTCAGGAGGTCGAGACGGATATCCAGCCCCGCGACTTCCTGATCGATGCCCAGACCGGCACCACCGAGCCGCAATCGGTGGCGATGGAGTCTTTGCGTCGCGCGGAAATCTCAACCGTGGCGGGCACCGAAGGGCCGGACCCGAGCTATCCCGCCACGGATGCCAATGTGACAGTGATCGCCTATGTGCTGCTGGACACCACCGGCGTTGTGGCGATCGAGCAGTGGCAGGCGACGCAGCTGCCGAACCTGCGCAATGTTGCCAACCGCACGATTGCGCTGGAGCGCTGGCGCGGCCAGATCAGCGGCCAGGTCGATACGCTGCGCACGGATCTATCGGCGCTGGCGGACCGGCTGGCGGGCTATGCCACCAAGGCCGAAATCGTCGAACTCACAGAACAACTCGATGAGCTACGCACGGAAGTCTATGCCCCTGGCGCCTATATCTACTACGGCACCAACCACTTCCTGACGGCGGAGGGCTCAAACGTTGACCACCCCAGTTTCGATGCCGTGGTCGAGGAAGGCATTCGCTTCCCGCGGGCTGGGGCGGAAACCTCGGAACTAGCACTCTTGAACCCCAACAACGTCTATATCGCCAATACCAGCGGGTTCGTGCTGCCCAAATACGCCCATGGCATTCGGCTTGATCTGACGGGCTATGCCTCGGAGACGCGGCTGGCGCAGTACACCTTTGAGACCACCGACATCCGCCAGCTCACACGCGCCCGCACGCGGCGGCGCTATGGCAACTCCATGGTGGTCTGCACCAACAGCCGCTGGTGGCGGCAGGGCACCTATGATCTGGCAGGCAATATCTTCCGCCGGGATGGAGAGACCTGGGAGGTCACCAACGGCCTGCCGGACCGCATGCCCAATGGCGCGCGCGTGCCCAACGGCAATGTGCACTGGATCCGGGTTCGCCGCTTTTGGATCGACACCTATGAGGAGCAATACTGGGACAGGGTCACAACCACGGCCACGATCAACGGCCAGCAAGTGGCGCAGACCTTTCTGAACTCGCAGGATGGCTGGCTGAGCCAGGTTGGGCTTTACTTCTCACGCAAGGCCGCTGCGGGGGATGTCACACTGCTGGTGACCGAGACCGCCTTCGGCATGCCGGACCTGTCGCGGGTCATCTCGCGCACGACGCTGCCGGTTCTGAATATACAGGTGGGAGCGATTTCCACGGAAGTGGGCTTGCCGTCGCTGGTGGAAACCAAGCTGCCGATCATGCCGACCTTCCTGACGGCGGGGCGGCGCTATGCCATCGTGTTGGTGACCACGGGCGACCATTATGTCGCCATGACGAACACCGACAACGGGGTGGTGCAAGGCACCTTCTTTGTCTCGACAGATGGCGCGTTCTTCGCGGGCAACCTCGTCGATGATATGAAAATGCGGCTCTACTTTGCGCGGTTCGAGCGTACACGGCTCTCGGTCGAGCTGACAGCGCTGCAGCTGGCGGGCGGCATTCTCGATCTTGATGTGCTGCATGAGGGCGTGACACCACCTGCCTGTCGCACTGATATCGAAGTGCAGGTGAACGGGGCCTGGGTGGCGCTGGATGGTGATACCAGCGGTCCGGACCTCTCTGGTCTGCCGGGCATCTTGCCGCTGCGAATGACGCTCACGGGCACCACAGACCTGATGCCGGGCTTCGGGCTTGCTGGCTCACAGACGGTCGCCACGCGGCCCAAGACGGCGTTCACCTGGGTGTCGGATGAGCGCACGCTCGGCTCGCCCACAACCAGCGTCAAGGTGGTCACGGACCTGCAGCATTTTGAAGAGGTGAACCACGATTGCACAGTAACGCTCATGACCGGTGCTGCGCTGGACGGGGTGGAGGCGGCCGATGTGGTTGAGGATGTGGTGCTGGCTGATGGGACGGTGCGGCGGACCTCGATCTTCAATGTAACCTCGGTCAGCACCTACGCGGTCAAGATCGTGGGCTCGACGGTGAGCGCGGCAGTGCCGTTTCTCGTAAGTGAGCTGATCGAATACGCCCAGACCTGATCTGATTGAGGAGACAGCTAAATGGCATCCAAACCAACCCACTACCGGGTGACGGTCAATCGTCCCCTTGAATTCGCCGGGGCCCGGTTTCGGCCCGGTGCGCGATACACAGTGACGGCTGCCATCTTTGAAAGCCTGCAAGCACACCATCCCGAGGCGATCGCCACATCCGAGCCGCTGAAGAAAGGGTGACGCCATGCTGAGGTTTGAAGATCTGCGAGTGCGGGACAATCAGGACCTTGATCGGGATTTCTTCAATCGCCGCTATCGCCTGATTGCTGAAAGCCTCGGTGATCTCGATGCACAGCTTGGGCGCATTCGCGGTGCCACCGACAATCTGGTGACGCTGGGGCTAAGCCGTGTAAATGAGGTCTTGGGTCCTGCACTCGCCACCGCAACGGCGGCGGCTGAGAACGGCTTTCTCGTGGCCACGTCCTCGACGCCGCTGACTGTGTCATTGGGCTTGCAGACCACCTTTGAGATCGACGACACACCTGCACGGGCGCTCTTTGCGCCTACGCCCTATGTCGTGCTGACGCGTGACGGGGGCGGCAGCCTGAACGACTGGGCGGTGTTCCGGGTCGACGGCTACAGCCGCGCCAATGGCGGGCTGGCGGGCGAAGTGGTGGCTGTCAACGGCGATATCGGTGCGGCTGCGCATGGCGACTGGGTGATTTCTGCCAGTGCGGGCCTTGCAGCCTCGGTGATCGAGACGGCCGCCGCGGTCTCGAGCGCCCTGGCCCTGGCCCAGCAGGCGGCACAGGATGCAGCCGCCGCGGCGGATATCGCTGAAAGCGTTCTGGTCAATGGGCCTGTGTCGTCCGTAAACGGTCAGGCGGGGGGAGTGGCGCTGGGGATTGGGGACATTCCGAACCTCACAGCGCAGCTCGCGAGCAAAGCGGCCAGCAGCCATGGCCATACGATTGCGCAGGTCTCAAACCTGCAATCAACGCTGACGGCCCTGCAAGGCGGGATCGATCTGGTCGATGGCGGGACGTATTGACGGAGAAGAAGCAAATGCGATCTGTCCTGACACAGATCAGTACCAAGCTGGGCGTCACCGATGTGCGCGATGTGCAGGTGGGTGAGGTTGTCGATGACGGTGCGGGCGGGTTTATCCGCGCGATCCGGGTCTTTGGGGAGCCCACAGCCTCTGCGGGACCAGCGTTGATCCTCGAGATCCAGATCCAGTCCGACACGAAAACTGACCTCGATATCACGACACCGACACTGTCGTTTTGAGTTTGTGCCAGAGCGCGAAACGCGCCTGCAACGCCCGCTTTCAATGACCCAATTGCCACTGCCCTGTGCGCCTGACAGCCGCGTGGGGTTTTTGGCTATTCAAGGAGACCCTCTCATGTCTGACCCGAGCTTCGGGATTTCCATCACGCGGATCGACACCGAGCCGCGCCCGCCCGTCTGGAGCGATATGTCCGTTGTGGGCCTGATCGGCACGGCGCCCGATGCCGATGCATCGGTGTTCCCGGCGGACACGCCGGTCTTTCTCTATTCTGACGACGCGATCAAACTGACAGCGCTTGGTGCGACCGGCACGTTGCGCGATGCGGTCACGCTGATCAACGCGCAGCTCGGCGAGTTCCAGGTGGCCGCCAAGGTCGTGGTCGTGCGCGTCGAAGAAGGGATCGATACGGATGCGACCATTGCCAATATCGTCGGCGACGGCGTCGCGACCGGTCTGCAGGCGTTCATCACCGCAGGTCCCGAGCTGGGCATCATTCCGCGCCTCATCTGCGCCCCGGGCTATACCAGTCAACGCGGTGTCGGTGAGGCCAACCCGGTCTGCGCAGCACTGCCCGCGATCTGCGAAAAGCTTCTGGCCCATGCGGTCGTGGATGGCCCCGCCACCACCGAGCAGGACGCCATCGATTGGCGCGAGACGATTGCCTCGCAGCGCCTGATCCCGGTCGACCCTGCAGTGAAGGTGTTTGCCGGTGGGGTTTCGGTCGTTCAGCCGCTGTCGCCCGCGGTGATCGGTATCGGCGTGCGCCGCGACCACGAAAAACAGGGCCGCCCGTTCAATAGCTGGGCCAACCAGCCGGTGCAGGGCATTGTTGGCCCCTCACGTCCCATCAACTTCTCGCTCACCGATGGCGCAACCGAAGGCCAGCGCTTGCTGTCGGCCAATATCGGTGTGCTGCTGCGCGGTGAAATGGGCGTGGAAAGTGCAATCGGTCAGGGCGGGTTCATCTTCGTGGGCACCGACAACGCAGGCGAGGATGATCTCTGGCGGTTCTACAACGTGACCCGCGGACGCGACTTCATCCACCTGATGCTGCTGCGCACCGTGCGGTTCTATCTCGGGCGCTTCAACGTCACGGGCCAAACCATCCAGGCTATCCTGAACACGATGGAAACCGGCCTGCGCAATCTCAAGGCCGATGGCGATATCCTTGGCTTCGAGATGAAGTTCACCCGCGATCAGAACACGCCCGAGGAACTGCGCCAAGGCCGCTTCACGGTCAGCTTTGCCGCCGAGGAAGCACCGGTGCTGCGCTATCTCGGCATCCAATCCGCGCGTTACCGTCCGGCGCTTGATGCGCTGCTCGACGATCTGCTCGCGCAGGTCGGCACGATCACCGGCTGAACCACCCACATCAAGGAGAGGCTCTGATGAGCAATATCTACATCATGGAGGCCGCAAACCTGTTTTGCGGCGATGAGAACCCCACGGCCTCCAAGCACCTGACGCTGACCGAGTTGCAGCTGCCCAACCTGCAGGAAATCACCCAGGACCATCACCCTGGGGGCTCGCGTGTGCAGATTGAGGTCGCCCTCGGCATCCAGAAGCTTGAGGCCAGCTTCAAACTGGCGGGCTGGGATCCGGACCTGCTGACGCAGTTTGGCCTCGGCGCCACGGCGCGCAAGAAGTTCACCGCCTACGGCTCAGTGCGCGACAAGCGCAACGGCGTGGCCATCGAGGCCAAGGCGGTGCTGGAGGGGCGTTTGGGCACGGCCAATCCGGAGGCGTTCCAGCGTGGTGAGTTGCAGGGCTTTGATTACGCCATCAACGAGATCCTGCATTACGAGCTCTATTTTGAGGGGGCTGAGAAATATTACTGGGATTTCTTCACCACCGATTGGCGCGTCAACGGCACGTCGCAAAACGCAGATGAGCGCGCGATCTTGCGCCTTCCCAACGGCTTTTGAGGTAATCTATGTCTGACCCCAAGACGAAAACAGTCGCTCTTTCGGTGCCGGTGACCTTCGAGGGCCGCGAAATCACCGAGATCCGCATTGCCAAGCCCAAGGTCAAGGACCTCAAGCGGATGAATGCCGCACTGGACGGCATCACCGATCGTCTGGACCAGGGCATTGTCATGGCCTCGGCTCTGACGGGCTATCCGGTCGAGATGATCGAGGATCTGGACACTGACGACTTCACCACGCTGTCGGAGGTGATTGCGGATTTTTTCCCCAAGGGCACGGCTTCGCCTCCTGGCGATCGGTCGTTGCCGAAACCGCCCACTGGCTAAACACGCCGCTCACGGCCTTTGAGGAAATGGACTGGGTAGAGGTGGTGCTGTGGCACGCCGAGGCCCGGCGTCTCGCGCGGGCGGCGAAGATGAGGTGATCCATGACACAGCTCACGTCCCAACTGGTCATCGAACTGCTGGACCGGGTGACCAGCCCGGCGCGCCGGGCGGCCAATGCGCTTGCGGGCATCTCGAACACCGTCCGCGAGACCAATGGCCAGCCCATCACCTTCGGGGACCGCCTGAACGCGGCCATCACCCGCAACAACCGTGCGCTTGCTGACGCGCGTGGTGGGCTGGTGGATGCGGTGGCCAGCTTTTACGCCCTGCGCGGCGCGATCGGCGCGCCAATCCAGGCCGCGTCGGAATTTGAAAGCGCCATGGCCGATGTGGCCAAGGTGGTGGACTTTCCAAGCCCTGCAGCCTTTGCGCAGTTCCAGCAGGATCTCTTTGCGCTGTCGCGCGACATTCCCATCGCGGTGACGGGGCTTGCGGAGATTGCCGCGGCGGCGGGTCAGGCCGGAATTGCCGGGCAGGACCTGATCCGCTTCACAGATGCCGCTGCCCGGATTGGCGTGGCGTTTGATATCAGCGCCGAGCAGGCGGGTGGCTCGATGGCCAACCTGATGACGGCGCTTGGGCTCACTATCGACGAGACGGTGTTGCTCGCTGATGCGATGAACCATCTGTCCAACAGCCAGGCCTCGAGTGCGGCGGATATTCTGGACGTGGTCCAGCGTGTGGGCGCGCAGGCGACCATGTTTGGCTTTACGGCTGAGCAGACAGCTGCCTTCGCTTCGGCGATGCTGGCGGCTGGTGCGCAGAGCGAGGTTGCTGCGACGTCATTCCGAAACATGGGGGCCGCCCTTACAAAGGGCGAGGCAGCCACCGCCGGACAACGCCGGGCTCTACAGGCGCTTGGACTGGACGCGGAGGAGACCGCGCGGTCCATGCAGGAGAACGCGGTTGAGACCACGATCGACGTGCTGCGCCGGATTGGCCAGTTGCCAGCCGAGCAGCGCGCGGCGATCTCGTCGCAACTCTTTGGCAATGAGGCCCGCGCGCTTGGGCCGCTGCTGACCAACCTTGACCTTGTCGAGGACACGCTTGGCATGGTCGGGGATCGCGCGACCTATGCAGGCTCGGCCTTTGCTGAGTTTGCAGCCCGCAACAACACGTTCCAGGCCAATATGCAACGGTTCCAGAACGTTCTGACCGAGCTTCAGATCAATATCGGCAATGCGCTGATGCCCGCGATCACGCAGCTTGCCGAAGCCGTGACGCCGCTGATCACCCGTCTGGCCGATCTGGCGAATGCCTATCCGGAGGTGACGCTGGCCGTGGTGGGTGCGACTGCAGCGGTGATCGCCTTCAAAGGTGCGATGGCGGCGCTGCGCTTTGCCGGGCTTCTGGGGCGCGGGGGTGTCTTGTCACTGATTGCAGCGGGCTATAACAGCATCGGTCGCGCAGCGATTGGCGCGCGCGCAGCGGCAAGTTCGATGATCGGATTGCAATCTGCGCTGGCGGCCATGTCTGGCCAGCCGCTCGGGACGATTGGCCGCTTGCGTGCCGGGCTCACCGGGATCGCGCTGGCGGTCCCGGGCGTCGCGGCCTTGTCGTCCGGAATTGCGGCAATAGGGGCTGCAGTCGCCACGATCTCGGCACCTGTCTGGGGCACGTTCGCGGTGGTTGCGGCCGCAGTGGCCGCGGCTGGCATTGCCATCTGGCGCTATTGGGATCGGATCAGTGCGATTTTTACCGGCGTGGGACAGGCGATCGGCGCAGCGCTGCAGCCGGGTCTCGATTGGGTCAGCGAGAAGCTCTCCTTCCTGAACCCGGTCGTCACCGCCTTCGGCGACGCATGGCAGTGGGTGCGTGACAAGGTCTCCGGCCTCGGCGAGCTGCTCTCTGGCCTCTTTGGGCGCGAAACTTTGTCCGAGGAAGACGTCGCTCGAATCACCGAACGGGCGCGGGAAGTCACCGAGAACATCATTGGCTGGTTTGCTGGCTTGCCTGCCCGGATCATTGAGGCGGCCAGCGCATTAGTCGAGGCGGGTCGCGCTCTGATCCAGTCGATCTGGGACGGGGCCCGTGAGCGGTTTGGGGAATTCATCGACTGGGTTGCGGGCATTCCGGGGCGTATCATTGACGCGATTGGCAGCATTGATCTGTCCAGCCTGATCAACTTTGGCGAGCCGCCGCGCTGGCTGCGCTGGATGATGGGGGAAGAGGAGGTCACGCCGCCAGAGATCCCGGCACCGCCGCGGCAGGCTGAATTTGATTTGTTGCCAACCGATCAAAGTGGGGCAGCAGAGACGCTGGCAGCGGCGCGGGCTGCCGGGGATCTGCCGACACCGCAATATCTGCAAGACCTGTCAGACTATGCCGCACACCTTCGCGGTGAAATGGCCGGGGTTCAGGCGCAGATCGACCAGATTGATCAAAACGGGCCGATGGGAGACAGCCTGGCAGCCCCCTTGCTGGCCAACCTTGGACGGTTGCAGGAAGAGCTGGTTGGGGTCGAAGCAGATCTCGATGCGGGTCGCCTGCGCGCGGATGAGGTGACAGAGGCA